TTCTTTGTATGCCAATTCAGCATATACTCAAGCAAATACTGCTACGACTAATGCCGCAACAGCAGATTCTAAGGCAGTAACAGCTGGTTCTTATGCCAATTCAGCATTCTTAAAAGCAAATAGTGCATATGGTTCACAGAACACCACTGGTTCTTATGCTAACTCTGCTTATACCCAAGCAAACACAGCAACAACCAATGCTGCAACAGCAGATTCTAAAGCAATAACATCTGGTTCTTATGCTAACTCTGCTTATACGCAAGCAAACACAGCAACTACTAATGCAGCTGGCGCATCTTTGTATGCCAATGGTGCTTTTATACAAGCAAACTCTGCTGCATCACAAGCAATTTTTGCTAGTTTGGCAGCTGCCAGTGCAGGTTCTTATGCAAATAGTGCATTTTTAAAATCAAATAGTGCTTTTGTATATGCAAATACTGTAGATTTATCAACACAAGATTTATATGACATCAAAGCAAATCTTGCATCTCCAACATTTACAGGAACTGCACGATCTGTCACTCCTTCCACAAATACCAGCAACACACAGATCGCAACAACAGCATATGTAACCGCTCAGATGAATACTGGTATAACATATGCACATAGCATTTCTGGTTTAGCATGTACAGCTAGTGCGTTATTAACAACAGGCAATTATCAAATACGAACTTTAGGCGTTAATACATCAGCAGATACTGCAAATACAGGCAGTATTCGAGCAACAGGTGATATTACTGCTTTCTATTCTGACGAAAGATTAAAAACAAAATTAGGCAACATCGAGAATGCAGTCGATAAAGTTATGAGTTTAAATGGATTTTATTATGAAGCTAATGATATTGCACAATCATTTGGTTATAACACAAATAGACAAGTTGGTGTATCTGCACAAGAAGTTGAACGAGTTATGCCGGAAGTTGTGGCAGCTGCGCCGATTGATGACAAATATCTAACCGTTAAATATGAAAGACTTGTTCCACTATTAATTGAGGCAATTAAAGAATTGAAAGAAGAAATTGATATTTTAAAATCTGCAAAATAGTGTTGCATTTATAACAGCAATTCTAAAAACCTTCTCAACTAAATACATGAGAAGGTTTTTTTACATATAGGATACAAAATGGCCGCAGGATATCAAGAACTTTTTCTGGAACAAGGTACCGATTTTAACACAACTATCACACTGGATGACGTTGATGGTATTCCCTACGATTTGACTAATTATATCGCCAAGAGCCAAATAAAAAAATCATATTATTCCAACTCAACCACAGCACAATTTGTAATATCAATTAATGACCCAATTAGTGGCACTATAGTTATGCAATTGAGTTCATCAAACACTGCAAATATTTCAGCAGGTAGATATGTTTATGATGTGGTAATTAAAAATTCTTCAAATAATATAACGAGAGTTTTAGAGGGAATAGTAAATGTTCTACCACAAGTTACGGTATTTTAAAGGTAAATTATGCCGATAGTAACAGTTTCACCACCAACAACAATTAAAGTACAAGTAGGCAACCAACGCGGTGGCACTGTACAATCTATTAGTTATGGTAACAAAACACTTAAAGGTTCATCAGATTTAATTATAGGATCTGCCAATACAGGCGATGTAATATCATATAATGCTAGCACACAATCTTTTAGTGTTGATCCAGTAACAGTTACAATTGCAGATGTGGATGCAGGATACTTTTAATGGCAAATACAACCATACAAATATTGCGGTCGTATACTACACCTGTACCGAATTCATTGCAAGATGGGGAATTGGCATATTCATTTGTGTCAAATACTCTTTTTGTTGGTGATAATACCAACAATGTTATTGCTATTGGTGGTCCAAATTACTTAGCAAATATAATAGTCAACTTAGTTGACGGTGGCACGTTCTAAATATAAAAAACAGTCAAATTAAGGAAAAATAATAATGGCTAATACTTCAATTCTTATCAAACGTTCGACTACAACTGGTCGCCCTTCATCTCTAAATGCAGGTGAATTTGCATATTCATACCTGTCAAATACATTATTTCTAGGTACTTCGACTGGAACTGGTGTATTGAATGTTGGTGGCCAATTTTATACTTCAACTGTTGATGCTGCTACTTCAGCAAACGTTGCAAGTACTTTGGTTAAACGAGATGAGAATTTTGGTTTTTTTGGCGCACTATACGGAAATGCTAATTCTGCGACGGAACTTTTAAATTCTAGAAACTTTTCTGTATCTGGTGGAGATATCACAGCATCAGCTGTGGGTTTTAACGGCACAGGAAATGTAACATTAAATGCATCACTAAACAATATCTCAGGTTTAGGTGCAGGTATATATGGCGGAACGACCGCGGTGCCTGTAATCACTGTTGCAGCAAATGGTCGAATTATGGCCATCAGCAATACAATGATTTCCACATCATTTAACTTATATGGTAATACAGGTTCGACTACAGTTGTTGGTGGGTCAAACTTCACCATCGATGGTGTAGGTGGTTCGGGTATTATTACCAACGCCAGTGGTGCAGAATTAACCATCAGTACAGATGATACAATATTACGTTCAAATACATCCGGTGTTGGACCACAAAATATTTCCACAGATTTAACTGTTGCAGGTAATTTAACAGTTACCGGAACACAAACAATCATCAATACAAAAACAGTAACCACTGATGACTCATTAATCAAATTAGCAGCAAATAATACTGTTGGTGATGTAGTTGATATTGGTTTTTATGGACAATCAAATATTGGTTCCATTGCATATCACGGTCTTGTCCGTGAAGGTTCCGGTGGATCATCAGCCGGAAATTTCTATCTATTCAAAGATTTGGCAACAGATCCAACTGGCAACACAGTCAATTATGGAGCATTAACAAAAGCTTCACTGATTGCTGACCTATCGCTCGCTACAGGGTACCCGACAGCAAATTTAACTGGTGTGCTTTCTGTATCACAAGGTGGTACAGGAACAACAACTTCGACAGGCACAGGTTCTGTTGTTTTAAGTAATAGCCCAACAATTGGTGGCACTGCTAACTTTGATGCAATCAACACTGCGTCAATTTCTGTTGGTACAACAACCTTCGTCGCCAACAATGTATTAGGTTCTTTCTCTGCCAACACCGATACATTTGCACAGTTTGTTATTCAAAATGCAAACACTGGTACATCAGCATCTGTTGATTTTATTGTAAATAATGACCAATCCACCAATGACACATTCTATGGTGATTTTGGTATGAACAGTTCCGGTTTTAGTGGACCTGGAGTTTTGGACACACCAAATGCTGTTTATCTATATTCAGCAGATTCTGATTTAGTAATTGGCACACATACCGCAAACTCAATACACTTTGTGGTTGATAATGGAACATCAGATGCAATGAACATTAGTTCATCTGGTGTAGTTACATTAGGTACTGCATTAGGAGTCGGTTCAGGTGGTACTGGTGCATCTTCATTCAGTGCTGGTCGTTTAATTGTTGGCAATGGTACAGGTGCATTAGTAACAATTGCCAATTCTTCATTTACAGCAACAGGATCTTCTGGTGTGTCAAATAATACAGTCACTTCTGTGTCTGTTGATGCTTATGGTAGAACAACAGCAGTAACATATTCTGCAATTGCAGGACTAACTGTTCCACAAGGTGGCACTGGCGCGGCATCGTTTACCACAAAAGGCATTGTTTACGGTAATGGCACAGATAGTATGTTAGTAACTGCAGCTGCAGGAACATCTGACCAAACATATTCAAATCAAATACTTACAACTACTAATGCAGGTGTTCCAGTGTGGTCCACAACATTAGACGGAGGTCAATTCTAATTTGACTATATAATTTTTTACATGATAGGAGTTTGAGATGGGAAATGAAAAATATTTGAATTATTACATAGAAACATTAACGGCCACAATGACCGATTGTATTGTCCGTAATGTTTCTCTGCAAGCTAACGCGAAAGTCACTAACGAAGTTATTGAAAATCAATCAAAACAGATTGAAGAACTTCATGAACAATTGCAAGAATTGCGTAATAAGAATGATTTAAATGATAACCAAATTATAACAAATTTGCAATCTGTGGTAAATCAGCAACAAACTGATATCACAAATTTAAATGCAGAAATTGGTAATTTGCGCAATATTAAAACTGAATACGACAATATAAAAACACAAGCAAATCACGTTGACACATTTCGTACTGAATTGATTAAGTCCAGAAAAGAAACAGAAGATTTGAATAATTATTATGAACAAAAAATTAGTGAGCTAAATACTACCATAGAATATTTGCAATTAACTCCTGCTAAAAGAAAAAAGGCTGATGAATTTAATAAAAAAGAAGAACCAATTTTAGTTTCATCAGAACTTATAACAAAGGACGGCGGAAGTTTTTAATTAAATGGCAAATACCTCAATACAATTAAAAAAGTCAGGTTTCACAGGCAATACACCAATTGGGTTAAACTATGGTGAGTTGGCGATTAACTACGCCGATGGTAAATTGTATTATAAAAATGGTGTTGGTGTCACATCATTTATTACCAACCAAAACACCTTTGCTACTGTTAATTCGAATTCTTCTTTAATAATAGCCACAAGTGTATCAGATATACTAACAATTGTTCCTGGAAATAATATTACTATTTCCACAAACACCACAACAAAAACTATTACTGTTGATGGATCAACTGTTGATAATACTGCAAGAATTAGTGCTCAAGCATCTTTCAATAAAGCCAACAATGCATTATCAAACACAACTGGTGCAATATTTGGTGGTGATTTATACATTACAGGAACAGCAAGATTAGTATCACAAGGTGGTGATGAAGGCGGTGAAATATTTTTAGGACAGGCGTTAACTAATAGCACTTTGAGTGGTGGTATAACGATTGATTCTTATCAAAACAAAATAAGAATATTTGAACAAGGTGGTACTGCTCGCGGTGCATATATTGATTTAACTCAAGCAGCTGCAGGTGTTGGTACAAATTTATTGAGTCCTGGTACATCAACAGACCAATACGCAAGAGATACGGCAAATACAGCAACAACCAATGCTGCAACAGCAGATTCTAAAGCAGTAACAGCTGGTTCTTATGCCAATTCAGCATTCTTAAAAGCAAACACAGCAACTACTAATGCTGATGGTGCTTCTTTGTATGCCAATTCAGCATTCTTAAAAGCAAATACAGCAGATTCTAAAGCAGTAACAGCTGGTTCCTATGCTAACTCTGCTTACACTCAAGCAAACACAGCAACAACCAATGCTGCAACAGCAGATTCTAAAGCAGTAACAGCTGGTTCCTATGCTAACTCTGCTTACACTCAAGCAAACTCTGCTTACACTCAAGCAAATGCAGCTTATAACAAAGCAAATTCAACCACCGGTTTAACATATACAGCAAATACCACACCACCAAGTTCACCGAATAAAGGAGATCAGTGGTACAACACAAACACGGATATTTTATATGAATATATAACGGATGGATCATCCAATGTATGGATAGACATACAATCACCAATCATATCTTCAGATCCATCACCGAACATATTATCTCCATTTTTGTTAGCTGGAATGTAAAGAATCTTAAAAATGACAATTAATTATAAAATATTAGGACAATTAAATCCTATAGCAAATACCCCATCAACACTATACACTGTTCCGGCAGATAGATCGGCCGTAATTTCCACTTTACAAATATGTAATATGAGTTCAAATGCTTCAACAATTCGAATATCTACAAGAATTGCTGGCGCAACATTGGCAAATAACCATTATCTTGTATATGACACTGCAATTGGTGGGAACGACTCATTAAGTTTAACGATTGGTATCACATTAGCAAATACGGATATAGTTACCGTCAGCGCAAGTACAAGTAATGTCGCATTTAATTTATTTGGATCGGAAATTGTGTAATGGGTTTTAAAAAAACTTCTGCACAAACTACCGCCAATAAATCGGCCAGAGCTGCAATTGCCACTACCACAAATATTGTAACAATTGCACCTGCCAGTGTAACATCTGTTGCGCCGAGCATAGACGGACAAACGAGTTTGAGTATAGGTGGAAGTGGTCCGAGCGCACCGACCATAACCAATGTGCAAGTTGCCAATTCTACATTTGTAGTAATTCCAGCAACAGCTGTTGACGTTACCGGTGGGTATATTACAATTACAGGAACAGGATTTGAATCAAATTCTTCTGTCTATATCAATAGCATATTGGTGACAAGTGTATATGTAAGTAGTACAAAAGTTAATGCAACAATACCAGAAACATCAGCTGGAGCTTACAATGTATTTTTATTCAATTCAACGGGTGTTGGAACAATTTACAATAATTATCTATTAGTTTCTCCATCTCCAACTTGGTCACAGACAACTACCTATGCATCATTGTCACTCACAATATCTCAACAATTGAGTGCTACCGGCGATGCACCAATTTCTTATTCAGTAAAACCAGGCACTTCTTTGCCAACAGGGTTGAGTATAAGTAGTTCGGGATTAATTACAGGTACAGTGCCATCAATAAATACTTACACATTCACAATTCGTGCAACTGATGCACAATACCAAACAACCGATCAACTAATAACTTTGATTGCGACCGCACAAGTAACAATTGATTATTTGGTAGTTGCTGGTGGCGGAGGTGGTGGTAATGATGTGGGTGGAGGTGGTGGCGCTGGCGGTGTAATATATCAATCTGGTTTGAATGTTACTGCTGGTTTGCCATATACGATAACAGTTGGTGCTGGAGGATCAGGCGCCGGTGGTGGTGTCGCAGGATCTGTTGGTGCCAATTCAGTTTTATCTGGGCCATCAATAACCACAAAAACAGCAATAGGTGGCGGCGGTGGGGGCAGTTGGTCCGCAATATCCGGTACCACCGGAGGATCAGGTGGTGGCACAGCCTCCAACTTAACCAATACTGTTCCAGGAACAGCAGGGCAAGGTTATTCGGGCGGCCAAGGTGGTGGCGGCGGTTCGGGTAATGGGTATGCTGGAGCCTCTGGTGGTGGCGGCGCAGGCGGCGCCGGCGGAAATGGCCAAGACGCTATCACGGGTGCAGCATCAACAACAGTCGGCAATGGCGGCATAGGATTAGCAGATGGTGCCGTAGGAAATCTATTAACTTCGGCAACCGCAGGACAATTAGTAAGTACTACCAGGTACATTGCAGGTGGCGGTGGGTATTCATCAGATAATGGCACCAATTATGGTGCAGGTGGTAATGGTGGTGGCGCTGCAGGTAACGGCGTAGCAGGAACACCTAACACAGGCGGTGGCGGTGGCGGCGGCGGATCATTAAATGGTGGCCTTGGTGGCAACGGCGGCTCGGGTATTGTTATCATCAGATATGCATCAACAGAATCCGCAGCTAATACTACAGGATCACCTACAGTTACAGTCACCGGCGGTTATAGAACATATAAATTTACCGGCACCGGTACTATCACATTTTAAGAATATACAATGGCACATTTTGCAAAATTAGACGAAAATAATATTGTACTGGAAGTTGTAGTGGTTAACAATGATGTATTGTTGGATAATAATGGTATTGAACAAGAAACCAATGGAATAAACTTTTTGACACAAATTTATGGCCACGCCAATTGGAAACAGACCTCATACAATTCAATCTTCCGAAAAAATTATGCAGACATTGGTTCCAAATATGATTCAGATAAAAATGCTTTTATTTCGACTCAACCAATGTATCCGGTTTGGACATTGAATGAAGAAACTTACGAATGGGAATTGCCCGATATTAAAAAATAAAATGATTATACTCATATTATTATATTGTATGTATAAATTACACAATATATAAGTAAATAATAAACAAGGTAAAGACAATGGCATTTCCGGTATCACCACTCAATGGTGCAACAACAATAGTAAACGGTATAACATACACATATAGTTCAGCAACCAATGCATGGACTAGAACCATTTCGTCTATAATTAATACTGCGGCTTTCACTCAAGCAAACTCTGCTTACACTCAAGCAAATGCAGCTTATAACAAAGCAAATTCAACCACCGGTTTAACATATACAGCAAATACGAATCCGCCGGCGATGGCAAACAAAGGCGATCAATGGTATGACACAACTACAGATATTTTATATGAATATTTAACCGATGGCACTTCAAATGTTTGGTTGGATATCACATCATCAACAATAAGTTCGAATGCAGTTTCTGGTGGTGGCAGTTCGGTTGCAAATACCAAAATATATTCTTACTCAGGAACAACAACAAATTCAATTGAAACCGAAATATTTGTTAATGGCACTGCAAACAATAGAATGGTTCTCAATTCAAACACAACAATATTATACAACATTGATATTGTTGCTAGACGAACAGATGTACAAGGTACTAATGCGGGGTATAATATAAAAGGCGTTATAAGTAAAAATATAAATACCGCAGCTGATGTTGGATTAATATATGAAATTGTTATTGCAAGAGACAATTCTTTTTATAATTTTGATGCAAGAGCAAATAATGGAACATTGTGTTTATATGCTAATGGTGTAAATGCGCATAGCATCACTTGGAATGCAATTTTAACAACCGTAGAGGTGAACTAATAATGGCTACTAGAAAACGCGGCATATTAATTGACAACACATTCAGTAAAATGTTTTCAAATATTGAGGCAACAACCAATGCAACAGCTGCACAATTAATTGCTGGAGGAAAAGTAAGTACAACAGCAATAATAATTAAACCTCCGGGTTTAGCCATACAGGTTGTTAAATCAATACAAGGAAAGTATTTTGGAAATCCAGGAATAATCACCGGTGCAACATATACATTCAATGCAGCAGGAACATCAACGGCATTAAAAGCTGCTTCTTTGCCAAAAAGTAAACCTGTGTTAGTTACTTTACGAAAAGTATCATCTGCTGGCGAAATAACTATTATTAATCAATATAGTCTGCTGGCAGGCGTCGCAACGGGTTCTATAAATACAGGAACTGTACAAATTGCAGTAGGTGATACATTTTTTTGGGATGTTAACCAAGTTGGCACCACGCAACCCGGACAAGGCCTATCTATAATAATGAATTATTACACAGGGTATTAAAATGTCAAACGAATATGTAAAAAGTAAATTAGGTGATGGTGCATGCATTTTTGAAGGCACAGTAGATGAATTGGAACAATTCATGCAATCTTGCGGAATAAGTTTCAGTTATATGGTTGCTAATTATGGAACAGTATATTTTGTTACTCAAGGTGAATTGCCAGTAGATGCAAGAATTAGGGAGATGACATAATGTATGCAAAATTGATTGTTGGTGGAACAGTATATACACATTTCGCATATATGCGGGATATTGTTAAATTGGTGACAAGTGAAACACCAACTTTAAATGATGTTTCTGCATTTAGCAATACATCATCTGTATTGGTTGATGCAACTCCAGCTGGATGGACACTGGTGGGATCGACAAATGTAAATGATAGAATAACTATTCCGCCGAGCAGAACAACTTTGCCGGCAGTAGCATCAAATACCAATTTGATAATTTCTGCACCATGTATTGATGAAGTTTTACCTTCAAAATATGCAGTATTCAGCACTGCTGGTGGAACATTAAACAGTATTGCGTTTACTTTGGCTGCGGCGTCCAATGCAACCAACGCAGGTGTAACCACAAACGAAAGCACACGGCTTGTAGATAATGCCAATCCATACACAAGTCACAATAGACATCTATATGCAAATACTGGTTCTGTTTTTCATGTATTTTCCAATCCAAGACACATTACTGTAGTTGTTGAAAATAAAGGATTGATGGGTGTTTGGGAAGCTTCAGCGACAGATTTAAATTATTTTTACAATACTGCACCGCAAATTAATTACAGTCATCCATATACAACAGATACACAAAAGTTATATTATTCTACCGGTATTATAGCAGGACAACCGCTGAGCACAGGAACGATATCGATTGCAACAGGAACATCTGTTAGTGGAAATCATTCACATTCAGTCGTTAAGATAACAGATCCAAATACGGCTAATGTATATTCTTCTATAGACTTAACTGATAGTTATTATGATGGCACAAATGCTCCATACCCAAGAAGAAATATAGGTAGTATGCTTATTAATGTGTCAAATAAATTTAATAATACACTTAATCAATCTGGACAATTACGATATCTTATTTCTCCAATATATTTTTCTGTAGATCAATATGGTTATGCTACACAATTTGTGTCTGGTATTTCTCCAATATATTTTGCGAAGAATGGAATTGGACTGAGTGGTGATACGGTAACGATTAATAATAATCAATACTATTATATTGATTGTGGCAATTATGGACTAATGGTTGCGGGGTCATAATTATGGCAGAATTTGCAAATGGCATCACACTGATGGCCGGCACACAAGAAGATTTTAATTTATTGATGACAAAAAATATGTATGGGACAATTGATCCATTAATGGATCCCACAGCTATTCGTCCAGAGTTATCATACTCGACCGATTCTACAGAATAAGAGTTATTAATGTCTTTTCCAAGCACACCAGCAAATAATGAAACCACTATTGTAAATGGCATATCATACATTTACAATACCACAAAAAATTCGTGGACTCGCGTTCCGTCTACAATTATACAAACTGTTTATAATCAGGCCAACACAGCAGCATCTGATGCCGCTGGTGCTTCTTTGTATGCCAATGGTGCTTTCGCTCGAGCAAATAATTCCATACGAGCAGACACCGGCGGAACATCATTAGGCAATGTTGCTATATCGGTCACAGACAACACTAATGCAGCCCTGAGAATTACGCAGAACGGCGCTGGCAATGCGTTTGTTGTAGAGGATTCAGCAAGTCCTGATGCAACACCATTTGTTATCGATGCAATTGGCCAAGTTATTACCGGTTATACAACTGTTGTCCCAACTGTAAATTATGCTGGGAATGCAATCACTCCAAATATGGAATTGCATGGCGGTTCAATGGCTCCCGGATCTATAGGAGCCTACGTTTGGAATGTAACAGGATCAAATGCTCCCAATCTTATTTTAAATAAAAGTGCATCAGGAACAACAGGAACACGAGGGGTTGTTGCAAGTGGCAATGCTCTTGGTGCAGTTTCTTTTAACGGTGATGATGGCACTTCATTTGTTGTTGGTGCGTCTATTACCGCTCTTGTGGACGGTATTCCATCAACCGGTTCTATGCCTGGACGTTTAATATTTAGCACAACCGCTAATGGTTCTTCATCCACAACAGAACGAATGCGGATTGATAGTGCGGGCAACGTCGGCGTTGGAGTAACCCCTGCAATCAACTACACATTTCGAGTATCAAAAGCCGTAACTGGCGGAACCACAGCAGGAAACTTCTACGCATCCGGCGTAACGCAATCTGATGTAACTTCAGCAAATTATGGATTTTTGTCCCAATCAGGTACTGCGGCCACTGCTTTTACATTGGCATCACAGTTCCACTTCAGAGCAATTCAAGGTACGTTTGGTGCAGGTTCTACCGTAACCAACCAGTATGGTTTTGCTGCGGATAACGGATTAATTGGCGCAACTAACAACTTTGGATTTCATAGCGGACTTACAGCAAATACAGGACGTTACAACTTTTACGCTGCAGGTGACGCAGATAATTATTTTGCTGGCCAAATGGGCATTGGTGGTCTTCCATCAGGAACAAGTAGATTACAAGTATCAGGAAATACTAGCATCACAGGTAATCTAGTACTTTCTGGCACAGGAAATGGTATTGTATTTGCTGACGGCACAAAAATGACAACTGCGGCCAGCGGTGGCGGCGGTGGCGCAGTATTGACATTCGCATCTACACCACCCGCATCAGGTAATAATTCAGGTGATATATGGGTCGATAGTGGCGACGGAACATCATATACATATTATAATGATGGCGATTCATCACAATGGGTAGATTCATCTGTTCCTGGTTATGGTTTAGCAACATCAATTTCTGGTGGTTCAGCTGGTGCAATATTGTATCAATCGGCAACTAGCAATACTGCATTTGCTGCTGTTGGATCTGCTGGACAAATACTAACAGTAAATGGTAGTGCATCTCCTTCATGGATTGCACAAACAAGTTTAAGTATTGCAACAACACAGTTGACTGGTAACATTACTGGCACACAAATAAACACAACAGCTAATGTACAAATAGGCGCATTAGGTGTTGGTACACCATCTGGAAATACTGGTGAAATTCGAGCAACCAATAATATTACTGCATATTATTCAGATAAAAGACTAAAAACCAACATTCGTTTGATTGATAATCCTATAGAAAAAATTAAAAAAATATCTGGTGTATATTATACTATGAATGATGTTGCAAAAGAATTGGGTTATACCGACACATCAAGACAAGTTGGTGTCATTGCACAAGAACTTGAAGCTGTACTTCCTGAAGTTGTTACATTAGCACCAATTGATACAATGGTTGATGAGAATGGAAATCTTGTATCAAAATCTGGACACAATTATAAAACTGTGTATTATGAAAAGATTATTCCTCTGTTGATCGAATCAATTAAAGAGCAGCAAAAGGATATTGAATATTTAAAAGGTATTATAAATGGCAATTAATTTTCCAACAAGTCCTACAACTAATCAAATTTATACATCCAATTCAAAATCTTGGATATTTACGGGTGTTGGTTGGAAAGGTTATGCAAACAATCCAACATTGGTAAATCCAACAATAATAGACGACACAACAACAAATGCAAATAGATATTTAATATTCAGTTCTGTAACCAGTGGGAATGCATCTATATTAAATACTGATTCGACAGGATTGACGTTTAATCCAAATACTGGCCAGATAAATGCAACAACTTTTTCGGGCACATCCAACAACTCTATATATTGGGGTGGCCGGCCTTTACCAACAGCAGGTGCAGTACCTGGTGCAAATGGCATTTCACGAGCGGATGCAAGTGGATATTCTTTTTTCAATTACATAAACAGTAATACATCTTCTGCTGAAAACCCAACAATTGGCAATGTTATTGTTACGAATAATACAGATAATAACTATTACAGAAAATCAACACCAGCAAACTTATATACTGAATCTTGGTCGTCTTGGTATGCTGCACAAGTAGTCCATGGCCAATTAGGATCATATGCATTTTTAGGTTATGCTGCAGCATCAGTTACAGCAATTACTGCCGGCACCAACCAAGCAGGTTCAGGATTAAGATTTTGGGGTTATCATGGCGCAGTCAATGCCGCAGTTGTAAGTACTGGTGCTGTAGGTGCAACACCATCAGGCACATGGAAACCAATGGGCACAGAAACATTAACAACATCATTAGTAAAACATACTTTATGGGTAAGGGTAGCATAATATGATAGTAAAATTTGCAAAAGATCCTATTTGGTCGAGTACTGAAAAAGTTAGTATTAATTTGATTGTTCGTTTTGAGGGTGTCGATGAGGACTTTCCTTTTACAGCTACACCATGGGACACAATGGATTATGGCAGAGACATATACGAAAGAGCTCTTGCTGGAGAATTTGGTGTAGTTGCAGAATGGAAGGCACCATCACTCGAAGAAATGACTGCAATAAAGCGATATGAGAGAGATGTATTGTTACAAGAAATGGATGCATTGATAAGCAATCCTTTGCGATGGTCATCATATACTGAAGAATTTAAAGGACTATTAGGCACATATCGCCAAAATCTTCTTGATGTTCCTCAACAAACATACTTTCCTGACACTATTATCTGGCCAATAAAACCTTGGGCATGATTCATAAATACCATTAATATACTCACATAGAAATATAAAATGGCACAAATTATCAATAGACAAGAATTTAAAGATTACTGTTTACGTAGACTTGGATTTCCAGTAATTGAAATCAATGTTGATGACGACCAGGTAGAAGATCGTATTGATGACGCCTTACAATACTGGCAAGATTACCATTTTGACGGTTTACAAAAATTCTATTATATCAAAAAAGTCACACAGACTGATATTGATCAAAAATATATTGATGTTAGTGATGCCAAAGATACTTCAAACAACACCATGGAAATTATTGGTGTTACTAGAATCTTTCCAGTTACAGATTCACAATCATCAATCAGTATGTTCGATCTTCGTTACCAATTAAGATTGAATGAGTTGTATGACTTCACATCAGCGTCCTACATCAATTATACATTAACTCAACAACATCTTCGTTCACTCGAATTGATGTTCGCAGGTGAAGTTCCTATTAGGTTCCAGAGACATATGCAGAGGTTATATATCGACTGGGCTTGGGGACAACAAGAAGCTCCTGTAGGAACAACGGTCATTGCAGAATGTTATTCTTCTATCAATCCAGATGTGTATAAAAATGTATGGAATGATCGATGGTTGAAAGAATATGCAACAGCGTTAATTAAAAGAAGTTGGGGAAATAATCTCAAAAAATTCTCAAACATACAATTACCAGGTGGTGTCATGTTAAATGGTGATAAAATATACCAAGAAGCTTCTGATGAAATTAATCTTTTGCATCAGCAAATGGAAACACAATATGGTGCACCATTAGAATTCTTTTTAAATTAAGTAACAACTCATAGGCCAAATGCCCTTTGAATAGAAGAAGAAAAAATAAGAAGGTAGGAACCTAAAATCGCAACTAGTGTTTATTTTAACAACTACAACTCTCTTGCTGAACAAAGAGTAGTTGAGGACCTGATTACAGAATCCATAAAGATTATGGGTTTTGATGCTATGTATCTTCCAATTGAAAATGAACACGATAGAGACATTTTATTTGGTGAAGATCCAGTTAAAAAATTTAGTTCGGCATTTCCGGTTGAATTTTACTTATCTAGTGCATTAGAATATGGCGGCGAAAGAGAGTTTTTTTCCAAATTTGGTTTGGAGATCAAAAATAATATTACTATTATTGTTTCAAAAAGATCATTTTCTCAACGTGTTCCACAAAATCATTTTACTCGCCCAAGAGAAGGTGACTTAATTTATGTTCCATTTCTAAATGGTTCTGGTGAATTATTTGAAATTAAATTTACTAATCAAACTAAAGATTTCTTTATGTTGGGTCGTAAAATTCCATTCTTTTATGAATTGGAACTTGAGAAATTTAAATATTCACAAGAACTTATTGATACCGGTGTGGCAGAAATTGATAGTGTTGTTACCAATTCTGCATATACAATTGAACTAAATGTTGGTGACGGTTCAGGACAATATCAACAGAAAGAAATTGTATATCAATCACCGGATGACACACACGCCAATGCAACAGTGGTAGCTATAGTGCAAGAATGGAAACCTTTAGCAAATACTTTACATGTAACAAATATTGCTGGTGAGTTTGTAGATAATCAAATGATTATTGGTGCTTCAAGTAATGCATCATTTAGATTAACCACATACGATCCATTGCAAGATAATAGTCGTAATGAAACGTATGACAACAAATACATAGACAATCAAGCAAATTCAATTATTGATTTTAGTGAAACCAACCCATTCGGATCAATATAAATGTCAAAAACATTCTATCATCGCATAATTCGTAAACTTGTTGTGGGATTTGGCAACCTATTCAATGATATTACATTGGTACGATACAATCCAGACTTATCAGAAGCGGAAAGATTTCTTGTTCCTATTGCATATGCATCAAAAGAAAAATATGTAATGCGTTTGGAAGAAGATTTTAATTTGGATAAAAAAGTTCAAATAACATTACCAAGAATCTCTTTTGAGATGACTGGGTTTGCATATGATGCTTCAAGAAAACAAAATACGAATATCAAGAACTTTGCACAAACTTCTGCCGGCACAATATCTCAATATAATCCGGTACCATACAACTTCGATTTTAGTATTTACATTTATGTAAGAAATATTGAAGATGGTACACAGATTATTGAACACATTTTACCATATTTTACACCAGACTATACTATCAAATTAAACATGGTACCTGAGATGGGTATAGTCAAAGAGGTTCCTGTAATATTAAATTCAACAACACAAGATATACAATATGAAGGCAACAGAGATAGTGATCCACGTTTAATTATCTGGACATTAAATTTCACAGTTAAAGCATTCATTTTTGGTGCGACATCTTCAGCTGAAATCGTTTATCATTCAATCACAAATATATTGAACAAAATTACACCAGAAGATTCTGTGCAATTCGTAATGGATCCGGACAGTGGCATCGGCAATTACCAGGTTGGTGAAATAGTGTATCAAGGTTATACTATAGATAATGCTGTAGCCATGGGTAAAGTTGTTACTTGGACAAATAATAATTTAGTATTAACCAACATTAATGGTAATTTTGTTTCTTCAGAACCAATATATGGTGTAAAAAATAGTGCAAATTACAAATTTATTTCTTATACACCAACACCATACAAATTTGTTCAGATTGATGCACAAGCAAATGTAGATAGTCATTCAATATCCTCAACGACCTCATCTACAGGAACCGCAGACAATACTACTGGACTAATAACAACAATAACTGAGAGTTAAAAAATGACCAAACAAGTAATTAGTATTGGAACAAAAGCCAATGACGGTTCAGGTGATACTATTCGAGCAGCATTTACAAAAACAAATAATAATTTTACGGAATTATATTCGACCACAATTTCACTAGACACATTAAAAGGTGTTGTTGCAAATTCAACTAGTTTTACGGATTTTCAAACAAAAATTAGTGCATTATAATAATTAAATAAAAAAATTATGAATACTTTTGATAAAAATATGGAACAATTATTTGATGTATCTCCTACAGAAATAATAGAGTCACCCAAACAAACACTGTTGCCTACATTAAAAGATACTAATCAGCCAGATTTAAAAGGTGATTTGGCTGATGCATATCAACAATCTAAAGATAACCTGCAAGAAATTATCGATCAAGGCAAAGATGCCATGGAAGAAATCTTGCAAGTTGCTAAAGCGGGTCAACATCCTCGTGCATTTGAAGTATATGGAACTCTACTAAAGAATATGGTAGACGCTAACAAAGAACTCCTAAATATACAAAAGCAAATGCGGGACATGGATGGAAAGAAAAAAGATGGTGGAGACACTATCATTGATAAAGCTGTTTTTGTAGGTTCAACTAATGAATTGAGTAAATTACTAAAAAATGGCAATTGATAATAAAGATTCATATCGTGACAATCCTCTACTAAAACGTGCAGGGGTACAATTAGAATATACACAAGAACAGGTTGATGAGTACATTAAGTGTGCCAAAGATCCTGTATATTTTGCCAAGAACTATATCAAGATCGTTAACGTTGATGAAGGTCTAATCAACTTTAAGATGTGGCCGTTTCAAGAAGAAATGTTGAATTTATTTAAAGACAACAGATTCGTAATCACAAAATGTCCTCGTCAGGTTGGTAAAACCACCACAACAGTTGCATACCTTCTTCATGCAACACTATTCCAAGAAACACAAAACGTTGCCGTATTGGCCAACAAAGGTTCACTTGCACGAGACATTCTTGCAAAGTACCAGTTGGCATACGAAAACTTGCCTATGTGGTTGCAACAAGGTGTCATTACATGGAATAAAGGTAACGTAGAACTAGAAAATGGTTCAAAGATTATTGCGGCATCAACCTCATCAAGTGCGATTCGAGGTGGTGCATTTAACATTGTATTCTTGGACGAGTTTGCGTTCGTTCCAGCAAACATTGCACACGAATTCTTTAACTCTGTTTACCCTGTAATATCATCAGGTAAAAAAACAAAGATTATTATTGTATCTACACCAAACGGTATGAATCTATACTACAAGTTATGGATGGATTCAATCAATAAGAAAAATAACTATGTGAATTTTGAGATTCATTGGTCGATGGTACCAGGAAGAACAGAGGAATGGAAAGAAGAAACAATCAGGAACACATCCGAACGACAATTCAGACAAGAGTTTGAAACAGAGTTCTTAGGTTCTTCAAATACTTTAATTTCAGGTCATAAATTGCAACAAATGGTCTACATAGACCCAATTGCCACACATGATATGATGAAAATATATGAAAAACCAATCAAGGCAGATGGTGAAAGACATAAACGAGATCACCTATACGCAATGACAGTTGACGTTTCAGAAGGTAAAAACCTAGACTCATCAGCATTCAGTGTATTTGATATCACAGAAACACCTTACCGGCAGGTTGCATCATATAGAAGTTCATCAATTTCACCTATATTGTTTCCTACTGTGATATATAATGCTGCAAAATGGTATAACGATGCCTATATTTTGGTGGAAATAAATAACAATCCACAAGTGGCAGACATGATACACCAAGATTTGGAGTATGAAAACTTATGGAAAATCTTTACAGGTAACAAAAAACCACAAGAATTATCATCCGGATTTGGTCGTGGTGTACAGATGGGTCTCAAAATGTCCACTCAAGTTAAGAGAATAGGTTGTTCAAACCTAAAAACTCTGATTGAAGGTGACAAACTTATAATTAATGATTTTGATACATACTCTGAGTTAACTACATTTGTGGCGAACAAGACTTCATTTGCTGCTGAAGAAGGTGCAAATGACGACTCAGTAATGACTTTAGTTGTATTTGCATGGATTACTACTCAGAAATACTTCAGAGAAATTGTAAACCATGATTTGAGAAAACAAATCCAACTGGAAAACATGAACCAGTTCGATGAAGAAAACTTGCCGGCACCAATAATCGATGATGGTTTAGAACATGATTTTGATGTATTTGATGGTGACGTATGGGAAAATGCAAACGGCGGTGAGATTTACGCTTCATTCATTCGTGAATTGACGAGGTAATGTAAATCCAACGATTCATAAATATCTGTATGGTAAATTATCTACCACAGAACACATAATAATTCAAGGAGAATACAATGGCGTTTCAAATCTCTCCAGGCGTAAATGTATCCGAAGTCGATTTAACAACCGTAGTTCCTTCGGTTCTTACTACTGCCGGTGCTTTTGCTGGAACATTTCCATGGGGGCCAGCAAATCAAGTAGTGTTGGTTGACAGTGAAATTAATTTAATTAAGAATTTTGCACCAAAAGGTCCAGATTCAGATTCATCTGTATCATTTTTTACAGCAGCAAATTTTCTATCATACGGAAACAATCTACAATTGGTGCGAGCTGTTGGGGATAGTTCCAACAATGCATCAGCTGCGGCTTCTGTTCAGATTTTAAATAAAGATGAATTCGAAGGTGTATATTTAAATAATAACAATAACAATCAATTCGGTGCGTTTATTGCTAGATATCCAGGTTCAATAGGCAATTCATTGGATATTTCGGTTTGTGCAAATACTTCGAATTATAGTACTTGGACATACAATAACTATTTCACATCAGCACCAGGAACATCAGATTATGCTACTGCATCTGGCGGTTCAAATGATGAAATGCATATTGTTGTTATAGATCGCGGCGGCCTATTCAGTGGTGTTGTGGGCACCGTATTAGAAACATTCGCATTTGCATCTAAAGCAATTGACGCAAAATCAAACGGATTAACTAATTATTACAAACAGGTAATCTTTAATAATTCAAAATATATTTTTGCTGTAGATCCAGTTGATTACACAAATCAAGTAACTACTTGGGGAAAAACAGCATCTACTACATTTACCAATCCACCAACGAATGTATTAACATCATTAGCGGGTGGTTCGGATGCAGCACCAGCCAATAGTAATTTAGAAATGGCATATGATTTGTTCCAAAATAAAGAACTTATTGATATCTCATTAGTATTAACCGGTGACGCAGACAGTACAGTTCAAAATTATGTTATTAGTACAATTGGTAACCCAGATCCATTAGTTTATGCTCGTAGAGATTGTGTAATTTTTATTTCACCACCACTAGCTAGTGTATTGAACCAAATGGGTGAAGAAGTTACCAATATTCAAGCTTGGTCTTCAGCTGTTAATAAATCGTCATATGTTATGGCAGATTCGGGTTGGAAATATCAATTCGACAAATACAATAATGTCTATCGTTGGATACCATTAAATGGCGACATTGCTGGATTATGTGTTAACACTGATACAGTAAGAGATCCTTGGTTCTCACCAGCAGGTTTCAATCGCGGTTCAATTAAAAACTGCATTAAATTGGCTTGGAATCCAAATAAATCACAACGCGATGTAATTTATTCAGCAGGTATTAATCCAGTCGTATCATTTCCTGGTCAAGGAACGGTACTATATGGAGACAAAACATTGCAAAATAAACCTTCTGCTTTTGATCGTATTAATGTGCGTAGATTGTTTATTACATTAGAAAAATCGATTGCTACTGCATCTAAATTTTCTCTATTTGAATTGAATGATGAATTTACTAGAGCGCAATTTGTTTCATTAATTACTCCATTCTTACGTGATGTACAAGGTCGTCGTGGTATTACAGACTTTAAAGTTGTATGTGATACAACAAATAACACCTCACAAGTTATTGATTCTAATCAATTTGTTGGTGACATTTATATTAAACCTTCTCGTTCTATCAATTATATCCAGTTAAACTTTGTTGCTGTTGCAACTGGCGTTGATTTCACAACAGTCGTTGGTTCAGTATAATAAATAAACGATAAGAGGAGAAAACAATGGCATTTAATGTATCGGAATTTAGAGCAAATATGGTTGGGGACGGAGCTCGCCCTAACCTATTTTCAGTCTCTTTAGTATTTCCAACAATAGCTTCAAACGGTAATGCGGCCGGCCAAAAAGTAACATTTATGGCAAAAGCAGCACAATTACCTGGTTCAACATTAGGTACTGTACCAGTATATTATTTTGGACGAGAAATGAAATTTGCAGGTAATAGAACATTTGCAGATTGGACATTAACAATTATTAATGATGAAGATTTCACAGTTCGCAATGCATTGGAATCGTGGATGAATTCAATCAACAGTAACACTGGTAATGTGCGTAATAGTGTAGCAATTCGACCTGCGCAGTATTCAGTGGATGCAGAAGTTATTCAGTACGGTAAAGCTGGCCAAGAACTGAAAAAGTATAAATTTGTTGGTATGTTCCCTATTGATTTAGCACCAATTGACTTAGATTGGGGTTCGAATGATGTAATGGAAGAATTTACCACAACATTTGCATATCAATACTGGGAAGCAAACACAACTTCTTAATGATTTTATATGGGAGGACTTTGGTCCTCCCTTTTATGTTTTTTTGATTTCGGAATTATACACAACATATGGCAAATACAAATAAATTTTCACTATTCGGTTTTACAATTGCTCGTAATAAAGAACAAGACGAGGATGCGGCACAACCGTCATTTACACCACCTTCTTCGGATGATGGTGCATTAACCATTACGTCTGCGGCTTACTATGGTACATACGTTGACTTAGATGGTACAGCAAAAAATGAAGTAGAATTAATTTCTCGTTACAGAGAAATGGCTATGCAGCCAGAGATTGAATCGGCAATTGATGATGTTGTGAATGAAGCAATTTGTCAAGATGATGATGGTAAGATTACACAGATCGTTTTGGATGATTTACAACAACCAGAAAAAATCAAAAAAGCAATCAAAACAGAATTCCAAAATGTGTTGCGTCTATTGAACTATAAAAAAATGGCACAAGACATTTTCCGCAGATACTATATTGACGGTAGAATGTACTATCACATTATTATCGACAAAACAAATCCTACTGCTGGCATTAAAGAATTACGTTACATCGATCCACGCAAACTTCGTAAAGTTCGTGAGGTCAAAAAACAAAAAGATGAACGCACTGGTGCTGATATCATGAATGTAGTTAATGAATACTACATCTACAATGATAAGGTAGTATCAGGAACGTCGTCCAGTTATGGTCCGGTTGGAGTTCGAATAACTCCAGACTCTATCGTTTCAGTAGTCTCAGGACTCATGGATTCTCGTCGTGCAGTCGTATTGTCATATCTACACAAAGCAATTAAACCTTTGAACCAACTTCGCATGATTGAAGATGCAACGGTTATCTACCGGATCTCTCGTGCGCCAGAACGTAGAATTTTCTACATTGACGTTGGTAACTTACCTAAATTAAAAGCAGAACAATATCTTCGTGATATTATGGTCAAGTACAAAAATAAACTTGTATATGATGCAAATACTGGTGAGATTCGTGATGACCGTAAGTTCCTATCGATGATGGAAGATTTCTGGTTACCTCGTAGAGAAGGCGGTAAAGGTACAGAGATTACTACATTGCCTGGTGGTCAGAACTTAGGTGAATTGGAAGATGTAAAATACTTCCAAAAGAAACTATATGGTTCATTGAATGTTCCAGTTTCTCGTCTTGAACCGAACCAAGGGTTCTCTATTGGTCGTGTTGCAGAAGTTACTCGTGATGAGTTGAAGTTTGCAAAGTTTGTTGACCGTATGCGTAACAAGTTTTCGGATGTATTCAACCAAGTTCTTCGTGTGCAATGTGTACTTAAAGGTATCTGTACCGACGATGAATGGGACGAATTTAAAGAGAACATCTATTACGACTTTATCAGAGACAACAACTTCTCAGAATTAAAAGAAGCTGAGTTGATGACCAATAGATTAGAGTTGTTGAGTGCAGTTGATCCTTATACAGGTAGATATTTCTCCCAAAAATGGATTCAACAAAATGTATTGCGTTTAACTGATGATGATATCAAAGAAATGCAATCTGAAATTGATAAAGAAAAAGAAGATGGACTTGGATTGCCAGTTGGTGTAACAAATGATATTGCACAACAACAAATGGCATCAACAATTCAAACTGACGCTTCTCAACAACAAGCACAGAATCAATCAGATATTCAGTTGCAGGCAGCAAAAGATATGCCTCAACCAAAAGCAACAAAAGAAGAAATTGATACATTTACTAAACTGAAACGTATATTATAAATAACTAGATTTGGAGATTAATATGGACAACGCAAGAGCAATTATTGATTATGCATACAACGACAATGGTAAAGAAATGCGTGATGCTCTTTACTCTGCAATTCACGATAGAGTTGCGGCACATATCGATGCACAAAAAATTGAAATGGCACAAAGCCTAATCAAACAACCAGAACAAGCTGAAGTTGAAGATACTCCAGTTTAAACAGAAGGATAACAAATGAGTAACGTATATACTTCGCAGGTACTAAAAGATACAACAGAACATGTTGTCATCAAATTGACAGGTTCATTTGATGGTAGTGGTCAAGAAAGTAATGCGGTTCGTATTCAAGCAAACACACTATATGGTGCGTTAGATAGTTCAAAAGCAAATTTACTATCTTCCACAGCAAACACAGGACCATTATCATATTACGGACTTTCTGTTAATAGAATTTGGTACGATTGTGTCAATGCAACAAATTGTGATCTTGAATTGTTTTGGACCGCAGATACATCACAAACACTTGCACTTTTAAGTGGAACTTATGAATATGATGGCGCAGGCAATTGGATCACAATACCAAATGCGGCCGCAGGTACCGCGAACTGTAAGGGTGACATTGGCATTGCGACAAGAGGTTATGCTGCAAATACATCTTATACAATCGTTATTGAGTTGCGTAAAGATAATGCGATGTATCAACGTGGTCAATTTAATGATCCGGCAGCATTTAACTACCCTCCATACGGCGTTAGACCTTAATTAAGGCAATAACATGAAATTCATTAAAGAAGTAAACGAGACAATCAACTATCTTGCTGAAGAAAAAGACGGCAAGAAAGTTTTGTATATTGAAGGACCATTTTTACAATCGGAAGTTGTTAACCGCAATGGCCGTAAGTACATGAAAGAGTCAATGGCTCGTGAAGTGGAAAGATATACAACAGAATATATTAATAAAAATCGTGCCTTTGGTGAACTGGGTCATCCAGACACCCCATCAATTAACCTAGATAGAGTATCACACTTAACAGTGGGACTACGACAAGAAGGCAATGATTGGATAGGCAAAGCAAAAATTCTTGACACTCCTATGGGAAATATCGTTAAGAGTCTAATCGAAGGTGGTGCACAAATTGGTGTATCATCCAGAGGTATGGGTTCTCTTAAAAATGTAAACGGTATTAACATTGTGCAAGACGACTTTCATCTAGCCACAGCGGCAGATATTGTAGCAGACCCTTCAGCACCTAATGCATTTGTTCAAGGCATTATGGAGGGTAAAGAATGGATGATGGTTGAAGGTGTTTGGACTGAAGTTCAACATCAAGAAGCTAAGTCTTTAATTCGAAAAGCAACTCAAAAAGAAATCGAAGCTGTTAGCTTACGAATTTGGGAAAACTTCATCAAAAAACTTTAATTATAAATATCCAGTATAAAAAAATCAAGGAGATTTTCAATGGCAAAATTTAATCTGAGCGAAGCCGCTAAAGACATTCTAACCGGTAATGTTTCAGCTAAGCAAGGTGGTCAAGACAAAGCAGGAAAGTTACCAAGTTCGGTAGCGTATGGTACTAAAGATGCAGGAATGATTGGTCATGATCCAGTAAGAGATCACGATGCTATACCTGACTACACAAAGGGTACACCAACGGCAACACCTCCAGGCGCAACACCGCCTGTTGGATCGGAACCAATGAAGAAACTAAAGGGTCAACCGCAAGAGACTGAAGGTTCACCACAAAAAACTGATATGCCGGAACCAACCGATTACGCATCAATTCGTGACCGTGTTAAGGCTAAACTAGCAAAACAATCAATGTCTGCAAATCCAGGTGCTGTTGCTCCTTACGTTCCAGAAGAAGTTGAAATGGAAGATGAAGATTTTGTTGCAGAAGAAAAAGAAGAAGGTCATGAGGATGAAGCAGAAGATAAGAAACTTATCAAGTCCATGATGAAAAAAGAAAAAATGAAAGAAAAAATGAAAGAAGATATTGACGCTCTATTGGGTGAAGATAATCTTTCAGAAGAATTTGTTGCTCGCGCATCAACCATTTTTGAAGCAGCAGTTGTAACTCGTACAGAAGCAATTCTGGAAGAAATCGAGAATGAACTAGTTGACCAATTTGAAATGGCGGTAGAATCAATCAAAGAAGATTTGGCAGCTAAAGTTGATGACTACCTAAATTACATGGTACAAGAATGGGTTACAGAGAACAAACTGGCAATTGACAAAGGTATTCGTTCAGAGATCGTTGAAGATTTTATTGAAGGTCTAAAAGGTCTGTTTGAAGAACATTATATCGATATTCCAGAAGATAAAGTTGATGTTGTTGAAGAACTAGTGACTAAAGTTGAAGAACTGGAAAACAGTCTAAACGAACAAATTAACACCGCTGTTCAATTGAAAAAAGAATTGAATGAGCAAAAAAAGATTGAGGCTATCCACACAGCAAGTGAAGGCCTGTCGCAAACTCAAGTGGAAAAAATGAAATCACTCGCAGAGAGTATTGAATTTACTACTGAGGATGAATTTGCAGGTAAAGTTGAAACTCTAAAGGAATCTTATTTCAAGAGTTCAGTTAAGACTGCCGATACATCTGCTTTGGATGAAGAAGTAATGATTGAAGAAGAAAAGAAGAAGGCACCTGCCGGATCCGAAACTGCTTTAATCGAACAATATGCAAGAACAATTTCTCAAACATTGGTAAAATAATAAATACATTACCATAATAAGATACCTATAAGGAGAACTCATGTATCTAACCGAAGAACTACAAAAAAAATGGAGTCCAGTTCTGGAACACGCAGAACTAGCTTCAATTAAAGATCCATACAAAAAGGCAGTCACTGCGTTGGTTCTAGAAAACCAACAGCAAGCGATGAACTCAGATCGTCAAGCTCTGAACGAAGCAAGCGCAACAGCACCAACTAACGTTGCTGGTGGTGTTTCTAACTTCGATCCAATCTTGATCTCTTTAGTTCGCCGTGCGTTGCCTAACCTGATCGCTTATGATGTTGCTGGTGTTCAACCGATGACTGGACCTACTGGTCTGATCTTCGCGATGCGCGCACGTTATGCTGCACAATCAGGTGCACCAGGAAATGCAAACGAAGCATTCTACAATGAAGCAAACACACTGTTCTCAGGTACTGGTTCTGCTGCTAACCCATACGGTTTCCGTGGCAATAATGCAACTGACATCGTAACCAACGCTGGTGCAGATTTAGTTGCAAACAGCTACACAACCGGTATCGGCCTGCCTACAGCAACTGCTGAAGCATTAGGTGCAGATAGCAATCCAGCATTCCAACAAATGGCATTTAGCATTGAGAAAGTTACTGTAACTGCTCAATCTCGTGCATTGAAGGCTGAGTATTCACTAGAATTAGCACAAGACTTGAAAGCAATTCATGGTCTGGATGCTGAAACAGAACTGTCTAACATTCTGTCTACTGAGATTCTTGCTGAGATTAACCGTGAAGTTATTCGTACTATCTACACAACTGCTGTTGCAGGTGCTCAATACGGTACAACTAACGCTGGTGTGTTCGACTTAGACACCGACTCAAACGGTCGTTGGTCTGTTGAACGTTTCAAAGGTCTAATTTTCCAAATCGAACGTGACGCTAACGTTATCGCTAAGCAAACTCGTCGTGGAAAAGGTAATGTAATGATCGTTTCGTCTGACGTTGCATCTGCAATGGCAATGGCTGGCGTTCTTTCTTACACACCTGCGCTAAATGCTGATCTACAAGTTGATGATACTGGTAACACCTTCGCAGGTATGTTACACGGCCGCATCAAAGTGTACATCGACCCATACTTTGGTGGATACACAAGCAATCAAGAACTAGTTACCGTCGGTTACAAAGGTACATCACCTTACGATGCTGGTCTGTTCTATTGCCCATACGTTCCTCTACAAATGGTTCGTGCAGTTGACCAATATACATTCCAACCTAAGATTGGTTTCAAAACACGTTACGGTATGGTTGCAAATCCATTCGCAAACGGTTTGACATCAGGCAACGGTGCATTGAATGCTCGTAGCAACGTTTACTACCGCATCTTTGGTGTTAAAAACCTGATGTAAGTTTGTAGTAACATAAAATCACCTTTAAGAGTGATATTTGAAAGACCACCTTCGGGTGGTCTTTTTTTTGCTTCATAAATAGTAGTATAAGGAGATTTACATGACCGTATTAAATAGAAACCCTAGAAATACAAACTTTCTGCAACCCACAAAATATCTATTGACATTTGATAGAATCAGTGACGTTCAATATCAATGTCAGGCAGTTAATTTACCAGGTGTATCATTGGGTGTGGTTACAAGAGAAACTCCATTTATCGATATGTACTCTCCAGGCACCAAGTTGACATACAATGGTTTGGATATTACATTTTATATTGATGAAGAACTTACATCGTGGAAGAATCTGCAAAATTGGTTTCTTTCTATTGCTAATCCTGATGGTTTCGAACAACGAGATCACAGTAGAGAATTGAGAACTGAAGGACTAAAACATTTCTCTGATGCAACATTGACAATACTTTCTAATCTAAACAATCCATTGGTTCGAATCAAGTTCGCAAATGTATTCCCAACCAATCTAGGTGATTTAAATTTTGATACACAATTATCTGCGGATACTATCATGTCTGCAACCGCATCTTTTAAATACGACTTTTATACAATAGAACCCGCATAACATTATTATTTTTTATTATTGGAATTAATTATGGAAAACCTTGAACAAGTATTAAAAAACTGGGAAACTGATGCACAAATGGATCAGACAGAACCTAGTAAAGAACTACTAAGAATACCATTGTTACACAGTAAGTATCTGAATATGCTTACTAAACACAAAATCGCATCCAAAAAAGCACACTTTGATTATCTACGTATGCGTAAGATTAAATGGGAATACTTTACTGGTAAATTAAGTAAAGATGAACTTGAAGAATATGGATGGGAACAATTCCAATTTGCACTTAAATCTGACATCAATACATACTTAGAAGCAGATGGCGATCTAATTAAGTTGTTGGAGAAAAAGGTTTACCATGAAGAAGTTGTATCGGTCATTGAATCTATCATGGCTGAATTGAAACAACGCACATGGCAATTGAGAGACTTTATATCATGGGAAAAATTCGTGAATGGCCAGTGATCTAGTAATATCCAAAAAAGACGAAGTATTTGCCAAGATAACTTGCGAAAAACATATTGCAAGAGAACTATCTGAGTATTTTACATTTATGGTACCAGGACACCAGTTTGTTCCTGCGTTCAGAAATAAAATATGGGATGGCAAGATTCGTCTTTTCAATCTACAAACATACACAATCTACCTAGGACTACTTTCATACATACAAGAATTTTGTGTGGAGAGAGGTTATGTCTGTGAATATGATGAGACTCGTGTTGATATTGAAGATGAATATTCTGTATATCACTTCAACAAATTCGTAGAGAGTCTCAACTTACACTCACAAGACAAACCAATATCTGTCAGAGAACACCAACAAGACGCATTTATACATGCAATGCAAAGACGTAGAGCATTGTTATTGTCACCTACAGCGTCAGGTAAATCATTGATATTGTATTTGTTGTTCAGACAACTATTGGACTTTCAGGATTTAAAAGGTCTTATTATTGTTCCTACCACATCTTTGGTTGAACAGTTATACTCAGACTTCCAAGATTATTCTTCACACAATGGTTTTGATGTTGAATCAAGTGTACATAGAATCTATCAAGGTAAAAGTAAAAATACAGACAAGAAACTAACCATATCTACATGGCAATCATTGTATGAACTGCCTAGTGATTACTTTGAACAGTTTGATTATGTTTTTGGTGATGAGGCACACTTATTTAAATCACAATCATTGACTAAAATCATGACCGCTGCAGTGAATACAAAGTATCGTATTGGTCTAACTGGTACTTTGGATGGTACAAAAACACACAAATTAGTATTAGAAGGTTTATTTGGTGCCGAAGAACGTGTGATTACCACAAAAGAACTTATTGATAGAAAACAACTATCAGCATTTAATATCAAATGTTTAATTCTAAAGCATCCTGATGATGTATGTGAGGAGATGAAAGACTGCACCTATCAAGAAGAAATCGAGTATTTAATATCTAATGAACAGAGAAATAAATTCATCAAAAATCTTGCAATTAGTTTAGGTACTAATACACTTATTCTATACCAAATGGTTGAAAAACATGGCGAAATACTGTATAATGCTATCAAGAACTCCGAAAAAATAGGAGATCGAAAAGTCTTTTTTGTTCATGGTAAAGTAGATGCCACAGTTAGAGAAGATATACGAAAAATAATGGAGACAGAAAATGACGCTATTGTCGTGGCTAGTTTTGGTACCTTTTCTACTGGAACTAATATTAGGAACTTGCATAACATTATATTTGCGAGCCCTTCAAAATCAAGAGTGCGAAATCTGCAATCAATTGGACGAGGTTTACGGCAGGCTGACGGAAAAGATATGGCAACTCTTTACGACATAGCAGATGATCTGAGACACAAGAAACATATGAACTTTACCTTAAAGCATTTTGTGGAACGAGTCAAGATTTATACAGAAGAAAAGTTTCCCTTTAAGTTGTACAATATAGGACTAAAAAAATGATTAAAATTGTAAGACTCAAAGATAATGGTTTTGATATCATATGTGATATGTTAGAACAAACAGCAGATTCAGTAACATTAGATCAACCCATGGAATTCGAAGTTCGCAATAAAGAACTTGCTA